CTGCATTGCCAATCGTAGTATTTCCTGTCGCAGTAAAAGCATCCGCGGTAATTGTACCTGTTGCGGTTATATGGCGAAATCCCGAAATATCTTTCGAGGAGTCGACGACGACCGCTTTACTCGCGGAGACCACACCCGCTGTTACATCTGTGGAGTTGGCGCGACCAACTGCTGAGTCAATTTGAGCGCCTGTATAAGAACTATTATAATTTGCCATGTGTTTCCTCTGTTAAGACTTCAATAAATGAGGAAATAGACTACACTAAATTGTTTGCCCTTTAGCCATTTTACGGCAATCAGATTGCGCTTTGAACTCTTTTCCAGGCCAACCATTGCCTTTAAGCTCAAACAATGGAGCGCTCATTAATTTTTTATTGTCTTTAGATCCACAAGAACAAATAGCCTTTTCATTGATGCGTAACATCGCTTCAAAGACCTTCTTGCATTTTTTACATTGATAATCGTGTGTTGTAAACATATTTCTTCCCCAAATGGGGGCAAATGAATGCCCCCATAAGTTCGTTAGGTTATTACGGGTTTTTGAACTCTTGAATACGAGATTCAAAAACTGCAACTGCTCCATAAAGCATATCGCAAACAACTTTAGTACCTAAAAAGTCAACAGAATACTCTGATTGAACTCTTGGTGATAGCTGTCTTGCTGCGCTTATGGCTGAAGGATGGATAATGTATCCTACCTCTACACCAGTTGATGTACTTGCACCCATAACGGTTGAATGAAGGACGGGCATACCGTAAAGCATTCCTATTTGTCCATTCAATAAACCGCTTGGCCCAGCGCCCATCTTAGAAGCATCCACAAAATCGCTAATTCCCAACATAGCGGTATACAATGCAGGAGACACTACGAATTTGCATTCGCTGGTGTCTACATCAGCTTCCATCAACGTTGCCATTCCGCCTCTTATCTCTGCTGCTGTGATTGTATTATCTCCAGCTAAAGCTGTGCTATTTGTTGTACTCGCCTCGATCTTGGACTCTATGAACGCATCATAGGTCTTTGCCAAGCTATAAGCCATTCCAGAGACTTCCTTTTCAAAAAGTCCTGGTATTGCTTGTGTGGTTGCGATGTCTTCTACCAATTTTGCAGCGTAGCGATGCTGGTCTATACTAAGACTTGCTTTCGCATGAGTTGAAGCTGCATAAGTTACGAGTGTTTCTGCTGACTTCGCTGCATCACTAACTTCTGCTAATTTAGGGATATGAAACGTATCCCCTTTACCCTTTACTAGACCGTTTAGTGAAGTATCAACACATTGTTCGAACACAAGATTGCGCTCTAAATATGCTTTTACTCCATCTGTCCAGATTTCTGGAATAAAGTTAGCAGCAGTAGTAGTGGTAACCGAAGCACCAGAAAAATTCTCTGATAATGCCATGATTAATTACCTTCCTACGCTATTTTTTTGCGTAATTAGAAAGAACCTTCGACCAATTAGAACGCCTTTCGTTCTTGTCCATCTGCGTAAACGGATTGACATTACGATCTGGCATCGGAGAGGAAGAAGATTCATTAGTTTTAACAGTTTGTTTAAATGACCGAGAGACAAACTTTTGCAATTTATCTGTGTCCAGATCTATAGCAAATTCCTTGTCTTCATCGGACAGCTGGTCGAGAAGGTCTTTGCGCACAGATTCTTTGATCTGTTGTCCTTCGTCGGCTAAAGTTTTGTACTCATCTCGTTCAGACTTGTACTTGTTTGCAAGCTCTTGCCACTCTGAGTTTTTCTGAAGCTTCGCTTCTTCCTGCTCGTTGAGTTTAGCTTGCAATTCATTTAACTTGTTTTCAGCTTCTTGTGCGCGTTTTCTGTACTTTTTAGCATCCGCTAAGAACACATTCTCTGCGCTAGAGTCTGCGTTGTCTTGAACTGTTCCAGTTTCTACGGTTTGAGCGGTCTGCTCGACTTGTGCATCTTGTTCCATTTTCGTCCTTTTTGTTGTTTAAAGTGTGTATACCTTATATCCCATATTATTTTTACGAAGTTCTTTGGTAAAGTTCTTCATAAGCTCATTTTGCATTTCCCTGGCAATAAGTTTTTGCTCATTTATAGGTAAGGGATCTTTTTTAGTTGATACAAATCTTTGTTTTATTTTTTTCTTTTTTTCTGGGCCTTGGAATCTCATTCTGTCAGCCATAGCGGAGTCAGATATCCCGTATTCAAAGCCATGTGAAGAAGACTTTATGTAATTAAAGGCTTTTTTCATTCTCCCAGTTAATGTTAAGTCGGGCTTACCACTTCTACTTACTTGATTCTTAGCAGCCTTACCAGCCATTTTGCGTTTTTTATATGCTTCGGTGTAAGCGGGAAAAGGCTTCATTGCTGGGTTTCGCCCTTCATTAAAGATTCTTCTTTTATGCAATCTTAAAACTGTGCGCCCAACGCTCTCAAAGAATGGTCTACCAAATTTGAATGCTTTTTGAAAATTAATCATTATAATACTGCTCCAATGTTTGTGGCGCTTTAAACGCCCGTCCCTTTTTTCTGGCTTTATCCATTATTCCTTGATATGCGACTTTAGCTCTTTGCTGTATATCCTTATTTCGCGTTTTCGATGACAATGGAACCCATTGATGTCTACAATTAAATCCTCCCCCGTCACGCAATGCCCCTGGATATTTTCCCTCTACTTGGTTTTGTTGTAAACCCCCCTCTTTTAGCATTCGAATACATATAGGGCGAGTCTTTGAATCTAGCGGCCCTTCATATATCAATCGTTGTTCTGGACTGTCCTCTAGCTGCAATAGTGTTAATGACCTAGAGTAAGTGGCCATAGAGGTCTCTATGATCGTATTGACCTGGTATGGCTTTATATCCAGATCGCGAAGCAATAGTCGACGTATCTGCTCTTTAGATTGACCTTGAAGAACTCCCTGGACTAGTGACAAACGCACCTTAGTGCCAATATCTTCTGTATACTTTAAAATAGAGGCTTGCTGCATAGAGCGCAGGGATTGTAATTGGGTCTCGGTAACCTTGCCAAAGAATACTGCATCGTCAAGAAGGGTATCAAAGCTAAGCATAAGGCGATTGACCGCTTGCTGCATCCCAAGGTCTTGTAGCCAGTAATCTACCATGGATATCCCTGCTATGATCGCTAATATCTCTTCGGTAGACAATCCTTCCTGTTTTAGCTCTTCTGTGTCTAAAAGGAACTGCTCCTGTGCTTCTTGAAAGCTGGCCTCGAATTCGGCAACAGCGCTATCAATCGTTTCCGGTAAAGGCATTAGGTCTGCAATCTATTCAATAACCTATTGGTCGTTCCCTCTGTTTCATCTACTTCCGCTAAAAGCTTCTTTGCTTCTTCGGGAAGAAGGTCTGGATTTTTTAATAGTAAATATTGCTCACGGGTTGCAAGCTTGTTTTGAAACAGCCAGGTGTACATTTCGCGCTCTTCTGATGGCGATAGTATTTGTGGCTCTTCGAAGTCCACAAGGTATTCGCTATTTAGCTTTTGCCCTGTTTGTACCTCAATGATGCGCCTATCGATCTCAAAGCGTTTATGCTCCCACGGTCTCCAGATGTCCTCTATGTTCGATTGAACTTCGGTGTGATCATCGACATTCTGTACGCGAAGCGCCTCTGCGGACTCAGCGTTTCCGTGGGAATCTATAAACTTAACACGAAGTTGATTGTTGTTTAGAGTGGTCTCTACTAAATATTTTGCCCCTTTAATAAGATCTTCTATACTGGCTGATGGGCCTGTCACTCCTAGATTGGCTCCTTCTGGAAGATATATCAATTTGTCTACACCCATTGATATTCTAGAGCGGTCATCTACTCCTGTGACAAACTTTACCCCGATAGCCCCCAATCGAATACATAGCGATATTTCCATCGCTGCTACACTCAATGAAAGGTCTGCTCTTACCACATCTGATGCTGACCCTACATAGAAATCGCGCAAGGGATTATAACGGTGGCAAAAAGAAACAGGGAGAATACCATACGGATTGGTATCGAGATCGTTAAAACTAAATTTTTCTCCCGATTGGTCTATTCCAAAATGACGGCCTACATATCCTTCTTCGGGTCTATCTGCTGTCCATACCACATATTTTTGCTTGGTCAGCTTGGACATTCCGTGATTCTCTACTGCGTACATGATACCAAAAGGCTCTTTTTCCCCTGGCATGAATAATGGCTCAAAGAAAGGCAGCAGCTCATGCTCGACTCTATTGGTCGCTGGGTTCCACAGACTTCGAAACGCTTGTGTCCCTAAGAGGAATGTTGTTTCCTCAAGCTGCTTACGCCTAGCGTTCAATCCGCTGATATCTGCTAGATCTCGATAACGAGGATCGACAGACATCCGCACAGGACGTTGGTAGCTTTTTGCTCTAGCCTTGCATACGCGGCGTGTGAGATTTTGGCTGAACATAGGAACCTGTTGTAAGCTTTCGCTTCCAAAGTATTCACCTATATAATGCTCAACATTCACACCCTCGTAGAAGTCTAGAAGGTATTCTCTTTCTTTAGTCCGCTCGGTCTCTATCGTATTAAGGTTTTCGGCTAAAGAGTCTATTATTAATTGTTCGGATAAATCTTGAATGATCACCAGTCTATTACTCCCGCTTGTCTACTCTTTATTGGGAAAAGATTACATACTAAGTACCTAGTGGAGTCCATTTGATGATCACTTATGCCATCCTTCAATGGTTCCTCTTTAAGTTTTTGGTCTGCTTTCTTCTCTGGATAGCGATAATTCTCAAAACTCATAATGGTCTTTTCGCATTTTTTATCTACAAAAAGATGGGACACCCCATTTGCATCTTCTATCCAAGTTCGTAGATGTGTCACCCCATTGGCAATGTTCCGCGATATCCTGTCTTTACGAAAATCAATGCGCATTCCATTCTTGCGAAAGATCTCTATGTCTGAGATACCGCTTTGTCCTTGCGTGTTTCCACCCGCTGGATCGCCAAAGTAGCGTATTATAGGATACGGCAACTTCTTTACCTTCTCCGCAAAGGTTTCGGTCTTTATGTTCTCTTCCCAGATCTCGTCAATGATAAATATGGTATCCTTCCCTCCTGGGTTGTGCTGGACTTGTGCAACAACTGCGCACGCCACCCGATAGCCGAAGTCGCAAGAGATGTATGTCGGCAGATCGGGGTTAAATTTGACATCTCGAATGTGGGTGGCACGGTCGAATGGGTATACTTTTCCGCTAAAGGAAATGAAGCTCGCACCAAACTCTTGTTGGAATGTTTCATGGGTCAAGGTCTTTCTTAGCTCTTCAATATCATCTTTGAAAAATGGAGATTCCCAACTAGGGTGCTGCCAGGAGTCCCAATCGGGAAATTCGTTTGATTGTCCCCGTTGCCACAGATCGTATATCCAGTTGAATCCTTCTGGCGTAGTGGTAAATAATGCCCAACCCTCTTTGTCCGATAGCGTAGGTCTCAAATATTGCTCCCACACCACTTTCTTGACCTTGGCACTCTCTTCCACTATTAATGCATCAATTCCCTCGCCCACCAAACTTTCTGGACGGTCAGAGGATTTGGCCCATATCTCACTATTGAGGCCTGCAAGTTTCATGTAATGCATTTGGCCAGATATCTCTTTTTTATGCTGGATAGGAAGTCTCAAATTCATTATAACGTCCTGCTTAACCTCACGAACGATCTTATCTGCTAGATCTAATGTCGGTGCTACCACCCATACTTTCTGGTTAGGGCTTAACAAGTAGGGCAGCACTTCTTTTGCAGCGCTGTAAGATTTTCCAGAGCGCCTGCCTTGGACGTTGATGCGAAAGCGGGCAGTACTATTGTGTACCGCTAGCTGTTCGGGGCTAGGCGAGTATCCGAGTATCTTCCAGAGTTTCTGTTTGTTGAGTATTCTTCTTTTCAATAGGAGATTCTTCGTATCCGCACTCTTTGAGAAGATTCTCAAGGTTGCCTACGAGTTCTAGTTGATTGGAGTCATTCTGCCCTAGGTAGTTCTTTCCTAGGAATATCAGCATCGCATTTGAGCCAGATTCGGCATTTTTCCATTGTAACCTTCTGAGATTTACCTTCATCTGCTCCCTGCCTCGCTGAAGTTCTCCTCTGAAGCGGTTGCGTATAGTAGCCTCGTCACAATTATGTAGCCGTGCTATCTCAACGGTTGAGCAGCCGAATTCTGCTAACATCTCTACTTTTTCTGGATCAATATCTAATTTGGGTCTAGCCATAGGAAGCTCCTTTCAATTACTGAAAGGTTAGTTTACCTCAAAGGTATCCCAACACTTCTTTAGCGCCCTGCGCCAGTAGGTCTTGGCTGAAGATTCGCTGATATCAAGGTTCTCTGCTATCACAGGAAAGCTATGCTGCTTGAGTCTGCGTTTGAAGACCTGGAGTTCGCGTATGGATAGTGTGTCGTAAGCCTGGTGGGCCAGGATCTGCCATTGGCGCTTTTCGGGTGGGATGAGTCCCGATCGGAAGACGGCTAATTTCTGGAAGAACTCATCGCCCAGGTCTATGGACTCTATGAGTCTTTCGTAGTCATCCTCTGTTAATATTGGCCAATCCATTATGTTCCAAAAATTACAATCATGTGATCTTGCATAGCATCTACGCCTTCAATGTATAAGCCTTCATTATTGTATCCGCTAAAGCGCAATCTTTTTTTTATATATCTAATTTCTTTATGATTTGGGAGTATGTGGTCATGAAATAGTATAGTACTAGTTGATACTGGTATCAAAACAACACAAGTTGCTCCTCTTTTAGCTTCCTCTATTGATTTTTTTACAAAAAGATCTTTTAATTTTCTTGAATACGGTGGATTTACAAAATTACTAGTACCCCACTTGGCCTCTAACCCATCCCATAATTTAATATCGTGGTTTAGTGGACATGGGTCAAAGTCAAAATTAAATTCATTGTTTAGCTTGATATACAAATCTTTAGGAGTCTCCCAATGGTCTCCATTTGTTTTGTTTTTGTTTTTCATTTATGTTACAATTGTTAATACATATAAAAAGCTAAAAAAAATTTTACACGCCAGGCTCCACGCAAGCAAATTTTGATCCTTGTGGCCCCAGTTTTTAGCGCGCATTTGTTCGCTATTGGTTCCAATGGTTCCAATAGAATAGAGGGTAAATTAACAATGGAACCTAAAAGAGGCGCTAAAATTCGTAAAATTCGTTAAATCTTTTTTCCGGTTCGTTTCGTTTGTTCGGGCGCTCAAATAAAAATCATATAAAAAGCCCTATATATATACAAGGTGTAATAATTGTTATAACTTTTAATTGACAATGTGTAATAATTGTTATAACTTTTAACAGTTAATTAAATAAAGGAATTAAAAAATGAATAAATCAGAAAATAAAATAGAAAATTTTTTAGATAAATATTTTGCAGTTATTACAATGACCTGGGCCATTACAATGCTCTCCGTAATGCTAAGCGCATATGTATATCAATTAATTAAATAGGGGCTTAATATGAGAAAATTATTAACTAAGCCCGACTCTAACCCAAAAATAAATAAGGGCATTAAATATGGTTATTGGACTCCAATTTTACATTTAGCGCCCGCAAGTTTAAGCGGTCAAAACACTTGCTTAAAATCTACCGCGGGTTGCCGTGCTAGCTGTTTAAATACGGCGGGCCGTGGCCATATGA